TTTGGAAGTGAATTTGTGTGTGAAAAAAAGCCAGGGTGGTCCATAAGCAATTCAAAAAAATATCTCCCTATGTCACACCCAATGTATTCTGATTAGCCCCTAGTTCCCACAAAACGCCCCAAATATTATATTTATGTGTTTTTCATAGGGGGTTTGACCCACAAGCTATTGTATTGGTTTTAATCTTATGATGTCGAAGGCATCAATTCTTATTGGGGGAAGCAACGTGAGTGATAATATACAGTTAAACACCAAGAGTTCTGCTCAGTTATCTGAAGAGGTACGAAACATATTAGATCAGGAAATACCAGACCCATCTGGCGGCATAGCCTCTGTGTTACCTATCTTGGGGTCCAAGGAGTACGTGGCGGCCCGCAAAAGACATACCCCGTGAACATACCCAGCCACATGGATGAAACATATGTGCTGTCAGTTATTGCCCAAGTTACACAAAAACTGGCCCCTAAATATGTTTTTGCTTCATATGATATAGAGGACATCGAGCAGGAGGCATTTATTATTGCCCTTGAGGCCCTTGAACGCTATGATTTGGACAAGCCCCTTGAAAACTTCCTTTACACCCACGTCAACAACCGTCTGAAAAATTTCAAACGTGACAATTATTATCGCCAGGACCACGGAACGGCCCAAACAATCCAGGACCGCAAGAAAAACCTCCTTGAACCTATGGACATTGACTGCCTATATTCTGTTTCCACCCAAGACAGCACAGTCACCGACGCCCACATAAGAGAAATCACAGAACTGATAGACAAAAAGCTCCCCTCGCACTTACGACGCGACTATTTAAAACTTCGCAACAATTCTCCTTTACCAAAAAGCCGTAAGGCTAATGTGATTAGAGTAATTGAGGAAATCATTAATGGAGAGTATAATGAAGAAGGGTAGATTTTCAAACGAAGAGATGGAATTTATCGAGGCGAATGCCGAGGTTCTTTCTCCCGATCAGATGGCAGTCGAGCTAGATCGTGACCCAGCATCAGTTCGCGACTGGATCAAGAAGAAAATTGGGTTTTCTCCTAAGCAGAAGAAGGAGGCGGCTGTAGCAAATGAATTAAAGTCGAAGCCATACTTTAAGGAGCTGTCCCATCAGTTTACTGCGGAAGAGTTGGAAATGTTCCAATTCCATTTCAAGAAGATGTGGAGTCAGTTTAGGGACGATGTTTTTCATACGGAAGAGATGCAGATCATAGATACGATCAAGTTGGAGATTTTGATGAACAGAATCTTGCGGGCACAGCATGAAAGTCAGGAGCAGATTAGGGGCATTGGGCGGATTTTAGAGGCCGAGAAACAGCTTCCCAGAAATGAGAGGGATACGGAGCAGATTATTAATTTGGAGCGACAGGTGGCGGTCACACGGGCCTCACAGGAGACATTGTCCAAGGATTATAAGGATCTGCAGGCCAGAAAGGCGACAATGCTGAAGGATTTGAAGGGAACGCGAGAGCAGCGTGTTAAGGCGATTGAAGATTCCAAGCTCACATTCGCATCATTGGTGAAAAAAATCGCAACCGATTATCAGTTTCGTTCGCAGATAGGGGTTGATATGGAGAAAATGCGGCTAGCGATGGAACACGAGAAAGGACGACTGTCAGAATATTCGGATTATAACGATGGGCAGGTTGACCAGCCCTTTTTGACTCCAGACACTCTAAAGGGGTAAGTAATTATGTTTTTTGAATGGTTAATAGTTTGGTTTTTTGTAATGGCGATTTTAGAATATGCTATTCACAGATGGACGATGCATAAGCGAATACAGTGGTTGCCAAATGCGGTCTTTTCTGAACATGCGGTAGAGCATCATGGTAAACAAAGAAACGATATCAATATAGATCTACCATTACATAACCATATTATAGTGGGGAGTCCCCTACTCATTGGGGCTGCTTGTGTTAGTGACTTATGTTTTGTTGCCTTGATGTGTATTTTTGCATTTCACTCATACACATGGACCAAAGTGCATAGGGCGATTCATGGATTAGAAACAAATTGGATAATGAAGACAAGATATTATAAAATGGCAAAGGCACACCATGAATTGCATCACGATAGACCATCGAAAAATTTTGGTGTTGTATTTTTATTTACAGACAATTTTTTTAGGACTAAAATACGATGAAGGCAATAATTTTCGGAGTGACAGGTCAAGATGGCAGTCATTTAGTTGACTTATTACTTACTAAAGGTTATTCTGTTGTTGGTGTAGCAAGAAGGTGTAGTGTTGATAATACTACAAGACTGAAGGATGTTTTATTGAATGACTCTTTTAAGTTGGCCCAAGGAGACATTACGGATACTCATAGTGTAATGTGCATTTTAAAGGAACATAACGATGTTGACGAGATTTATAATCTTGCCGCACAATCTCATGTTGCTACATCCTTTACTCAGCCCGGCTTGACTTGGGACATTACAGGCAAGGGATGTCTAAATATTCTACAAAGCATGGTGGATTCGGATATATCTGCCAGATTCTATCAGGCAAGTTCAAGTGAAATGTTTGGGAAGAACTATGATGTCGTAGAAGAAAATTTTGATGCAGATTTACAATACCATCGTCGCAAATATCAAAACGAAGATACTAAATTCTTACCACAATCTCCATATGCTATTGCAAAATGTGCTGCCCACTATATGACGAGGTTATTTAGGGAGGCTTATGGCGTCCATGCAAGTGCTGGAATCTTGTTTAATCATGAGGGGCCAAGGAGGGGTGAGACTTTCGTTACACGGAAGATAACGAAGTGGATTGGGAAATTTGTTCGATGGAAACAAGAACAAGAAATGTCTGAAATAGTTTATGATTATCAAATAACAGAAGATATGATTTCTGTGGTTAGAACCAATTCAAACAATGAGCCATACGGTCATAATGACAGTTGGGCGTTTGGGGCCAAGTTTCCAAAGCTACGTCTTGGTAATTTAGATGCTTCAAGGGATTGGGGGTATGCTGGAGATTACGTAGAAGCTATGTGGTCAATGTTACAACAAGATAATCCAGACGATTATGTTGTCTGTACGGGAGAGACACATACAATTAGAGAGTTTTTAGATGCGGCATTTGGTTATATCGGAATTACCAATTGGAACGATTATGTGGTTGTTGATCCAGAATTTTATAGGCCAGCAGAAGTGGATTTCTTAAAGGGTGATGCTACTAAAGCAAATACTGTTTTAAATTGGAAACCTCAAACTTCATTTCGTGAATTAGTTAAACTAATGTTAGATAGTGATATTCAACATGAAAAGAAATTACTATGACCCAGAATATAAGAGATTTAGGATGGATGTGCTCAAGAGAGACAAAAGAACCTGTAAAATGTGTAAAAAGAAGGGTAGAAGAGTAAAATTACAAGTACATCATATTATGAAGTGGGCGAGTGCATCTTCTTTACGATATGATGTAAGTAACGGTATCACTTTATGTAGTAAGTGTCATAAATCTATTACCGGCAAAGAGAATCATTACATTTCTTATCTTTTAAATCTAATTAATCAGGGAGACATCAATGACTGACGAAAAAAAACCATTTAGTTTTGGAGCATCTTTTACAACTCCAAGTGTAGACCCAACACCAGCACCAGAACCAGAAGAAAAAACGATTGAAGATCTTGATTCAATAATTGAAGATATTGATTCAGTGAGTGTGGGTCAAACAATTTCTGTTGCGGGGATTGTGCATGACGATATCTATGATAGCTTAAAAAGCAAATATGAAAATGAAATTTCTCTTGGTAAATTAGAGATAAGTTATCACCGCACAGATGATCGTGAAAATCATGAGAAATGGGCTGAAGGCGGTACACTTACAGTTACTAGAAAGTAATTATGCAATCATATAGAGTTATCAAGGACACTAGAGAAAAAGACGGATGGACTTTCACAGAGTATGACAAATGTGCAGGTATGGATATGGGCACATTACATACAGGTGATTACACCCTCCAGGGATTTGAAGATGTTATTTGTATTGAAAGAAAAGCATCAGCATCTGAAATCGCTATGAATCTAGGGCGGAAAAAGACTCCCTTTTTAGCAGAAATGGATAGGATGAAGGATTATGAGTTTTCGTTTCTGCTTTGTGAGTTTGATATGGAGGATGTGATTAAATATCCAGTGGGATCAAATGTTCCAGCCAAACTAAGGCCACATGTTAAGATCACTGGTAAATACATGCTCAAGTGCTTAATTGAGTTTCAACTATGGTACGATACTAAAATCATATTTTGCGGCAATAAAGATAATGCGTTTTTAACCTGCAATAGTATCTTTAAAAGACTGAACGAACTTTTTCATAAAAGGGGCAGTCATGACGAGAATGAAGAAATTGCCTTCTAAGGCACATGTATCAGGATATGAATATATTATTGAGGAAATGTCGGAAAAGCTCCATAAGGAAAGGGAAGCCTATGGTGATTGTTGCAATGACAAGAAGTTGATTAGAATTTATTGTGGTACTGTGTTATCAGCAACGCGAGATACTCTATTACACGAAATACTACATGCTATATGGCACTTGTCATATTTACAAAACAATGAAGAAGAAGAGAAGGCAATTAGTAGGATTGCCACTGCATTAATTGGGTTTTTTGATGATCCAAGAAATTCCAAAGTCAAAAGCTTTCTTATGGACCCGTCGAATGATAGACCAACAACAAAAACTAAATGACGCATGGTTAGGTATTGAAGTAGACGAAAGTACGCTCTTTAATCCTATGGACTTTATATTTGACGATGAGGATAAGGATAAATTACTGGAGCGTATCGCATGGTTACTGATGCGACCAGAATATTTCTCTTTTGCTTGTAAGTACATACTCAATATTGAACTTTCTCCATTTCAGGCTCTAATTCTATACGAGCTGTGGAATAGGAAGTTTCCTATGTTGATTGGTAGTCGTGGTATGGGTAAATCTTTTCTGCTCTCAGTATATCCATTATTGAGGGCTTTATTTATGCCCAGACGAAAGATTATTATTGTGGGTGCTGCGTTCCGACAATCTAAAGTTTTATTTGAATATATGGACACGATTTGGAAAAATGCCCCAAT